ACCGACATTGAGGTTTATCGCTTTGGGCGCGAGCTACATCTACAAGAGCCAACAGGCCGTACAACGGTGAAGTTCTACGCCGATTATGAAACACTCAGCGTTGAGGCGTGATTAAGTTCTCGGTGGAAGGCACACCGATTCAGCAAGGCTCTATGCGCCATATTGGGCATGGGCGAATGATTCACAACAAGGCGGTAGAACTAGCCGCGTGGAGAGCAGATATAGCCTCAGCCGCTAAACTGGCGGGGTGCAAGCCAATCCTCGACCCGATTGCGATAACCATGAGATTTCGAGTTAAGCGCCCTAAATCCGTCAAGCGTGACTATCCAACAGTTGCACCGGATTTGGACAAATACATTCGCGGAGTCAATGACGGACTAACAGGCGTGGCGTTTGCGGATGACTCGCAAGTAATCAAGATAACCGCCAGCAAGGAATACTCAGATCACCCAGGGGTGGATATTGAAATTAGCGAAGGTTTTGACTGCCTTTAGAACATCTGTTCGTTTATAACGATTTGGTAACAAAGTAAAAAAACTTGCCAAATAGCCTTCCCTTTAGCCCTGAGTGGGCGTATCGTTCTTCTCGTTAGGGGCGAACGACCCCGAAGCAACTGGAGGCAAGAAATGATTACTGCATATACAAACAAGATAGATGGTGGAGTCTTTTGCAACGATTGCGCTTGCGGAGATCCAACTCAGGCAAAAGCGATTGAAGTTCAAAGCGGAGTTTTCTGCGATGACTGCTCAGAGGTGATTGCATAATGCAAAAGAAAAATGTAGAAGTCGGCGCAATTTATAATATTAAATTCTTTAGAACTGTGACTGTACCTGTAAGAGTTGTCAAAGTTGGCAACTACAATGCTGAGGTTGAATATCTTGATGCAGATACATTTGCTGTTAGAGCAGTACCAAACCCAAGGCGTTTTGGAGATGTTACCGAGTGGATTCCTTTTAATAAAATTATAGAAAAGGTAGGTGCATAAATGCTTATGTTCTTTTTTATTGTAATTCCCGTAGTGGGTCTAGGATTCTTACAACTCGTACTTATGCTTGAAGAGAGGCTTACTGATGAAAGTTATCTGTAAAGAAAACCATTGGAAGATCAATGGCACAAAGTTAGTGCTTGATACTCCTGAAGGTCAAGAAGCAGTTGAGAAGATGGTTAAGGCTATTCAAGCCCGAGTTCGCCTTGAGATTTACGAAGAGATTTGCGCTCTTGATCTTACAACGCGCCGTAAGCAGATTGTGAAGAATGGGCTAGAGAACTCACTTTTACAGGTGCAGGATCTCTGCGCGCAGATTGCGCTAGGTCAGCGATGAGAGCTACATCTATTCAAGCGCAGATCAAGGCCGCGCCTCGCATGAGTGAAAAGCGCGCTCGCGTATATCAGTACCTAGTTGATTGCATGGAGCGCGGAGCTACCGATCAAGAGATGCAGTCTGTTCTCAAGATGAGTGGCGATACCCTGCGCCCAACTCGGGGCAAGTTGCTTAAAGACGGGTTGATCTACGATTCCGGCAAGACCCGCACGAATGAAAACGGGAATGAGTGCATCGTTTGGGTTGTATCTACTATTGAGCAGACGGGACTCTTTTAATGCCTAACTACGAATACAGATGTTCTGCCGATTACTCAATGGTGGAGATTTACCAATCGTTTGAAGATAGCTCTATTCCTAACTGCCCTATCTGCGGTCAGCAAATGAGCAAGCAGTTCCAAGCAACACCCGCAGTATTTCGAGGCACAGGTTGGGGAGGTCAGAAGTGAAAGATCCTATGTGGATGGGTGGCGATAACCTCGCGCTCGGTATTGACGAAGAAGAAGATGAAGGCATTGATATTCCTGATCCCGAGGAGGATGACGAATGATCGCAATATGGGTTGTTTATTTCTTGGTAGCGATTGATCTTATTGGTCTTGCGTTTGGCATTTATGGATTTGGTATGGCAAAGGGGTGGTGGAAGTGATTATTGGACTTAGTGGGTACGCACAAAGCGGTAAAGATACAGTTGCTAACATCCTTGTCCAGCATCACGGCTATAAGCGTGTAGCCTTTGCCGACAAGATCAGAGAGTGCTTGTTTGCACTTGATCCGATTATTTCGGTACGAGCTGAGTTCCCGCTTCATCTCTCAGAATACTTTGATGACTTTGGATGGGAGGCGGCTAAGAAAGTTCCTGAGGTTCGCCGGTTGCTTCAGGTACTAGGTACTGAGGTGGGTCGCAACATCATTGATCCGCAGTTATGGATTGAGATGGCGTTAGGCGATGTAGAGGCTGGCGATAAGATCGTAGTTACAGATGTTCGATTCCCTGACGAAGCTCAAGAGATCAAGTGGATGTTTGGAGAAGTGTGGCGCATAAATCGCCGGGGAATCTACGCGGCTAACGAGCATAGTTCTGAAACTGCTATGGATGATTGGATCTTTGACCGCACTCTTGATAACTCAGGTGATCTCCAAATGCTTGAAGAGCTAGTGGATGACCTGATCTTATGAACGCCGAATGGAATATAGGCCGATGCAATTCGTGCGGGGAATGGATCGTATTTGACCGCCCCTGCTCGGCTTGCTCTACAATAACCGCACAACCAACGAAAGGGGATGCAGAAATGCAGACTACAATCAATGGAGGCACACGATGAGCGCACTAGGTCAGGCGGCGATTGGGTCGCGCTGAGGTTAAAGGCTCGATTCCTTCTAGTAACCGCAATAGCGGTAGGAATCGCGCTCGCTAACCCGTCATACGCTTTAGCCCCAAAGCAGATGTTCGTACAACGGACACCGATGGCGGCAAAGCACTATGCCAAACTACAACTTAATAATTACGGGTGGGCTTCCCAATGGGGATGCTTGCAGACTCTATGGCAGAACGAATCCAACTGGAGACCTGATGCCAAGAATCACACGCCCGTTAAAATGCTTATCAACGGCAAGTGGGTCAAGTTCTACGCTGGCGGTATTCCGCAGAAACTAGGACTTAACCCGAAGGCAACCGTTGAAAAGCAAATCCAAGTGGGGCTGAGCTATGTCCGGGACAGATACGGCTCGCCTTGCAAGGCTCTCCAGTTCTGGAAATCCCACTACTGGTACTGATGTTCCTAGTGCCGTTCCACTAGGACAAAGGGCGGTTGAGCAGAGAAACCTCCAGTTCTCAGCTCCCGCCCTTATTTATTGTGGTAGGTTCTGAGCGTTGGCAACCCGCCGACAGACGAAATACAACTTCATATTGAACGGTCTGACTTGTGAGGCCACAACTAGACCAACTAAACCCCTGAATCGTAATAAAAACGCTCGGGGGTTTTTTAATGTAAGATATCTTTATGACAACAATCGCGGCTATTCAGTACGAAGATCGCGTAGTCATAGGCGCAGATAGCCAAGTAACTGCTAATCGCAAGTTTTCACATCCTCGCATGGTTAAAGTCAGCGAGCGCGGTCAGTATCTCATCGCCGGAAGCGGGCTAAGTTCGGCTTGCGATATAGCCCAACACATTTGGACTCCACCAACTCCTACGGCGGCAGACAAGAAAGACCTGTATCACTTTATGATCGCTAAGGTAGTTCCATCTCTCAAGCAATGTTTCAAGGATAACGATTTTAGATTAGAGGGTGACAAAGATGAAGAAACCAGATTCGCTTTCCTCATTGCCGTTTGTGGTGAGGTGTTTGATTTGGCTGACGATTTTGCCGTTAGCCTTGACGATAGCGGTCATTACAGTATTGGATCGGGTTCTAGCCTCGCTCTTGGCGCGTTGGCACATGGCGCAACTCTTGAAGAGGCGCTCGAAGTAGCCGCTAAGAAAGACCCCTATACCTCAGCGCCGTTTTATTTCTATGAGCAGGTCAAGCGTGGATAAGAAGATTGCTGAGACCGTGTTAGCTCGCGCCAAAGGCTACTGCGAGGCGTGTGGGCTACCCGGCGATGACTTTGCTTTACATCATAGAAAACTCAAATCGCGCGGGGGCAAAGATGAAGTTGCCAACCTGATCGCGGTACACCATAAGTGCCACAATCTTGGCACAAAAAGTATTCACCTCAACCCAACATTGGCTACGGTGAAAGGCTGGATGGTTCCTTCGTGGGCCGAACCCGCCGAATACCCTTTACATCTACACGATGCAGAGGTAGTAGTGCTAGACAACAAAGGCAATTACAATAAATTGGAGGCTTAACATGGCAACAATCACAGTTAGCGGCAATGTAGGTTCGGATGTAGATATTAAATTCTTTGATGGAAAGAACGGCTCATTTGGTGTCGCTCGTTTCTCATTGGCCTACACCCCGCGCGAGAAAGATAAGGCAGGAAATTGGGCAGATGGAATCACTACTTGGTTCACTGTATCGGTTGTTGGCAAGCAAGCAGAACTCGTTGCCGATTCAATCGCAAAAGGTCAGCGTGTTCAGGTTACTGGCGCATTTAAGCAATCCAACTACGCCGCCAAAGACGGAACACAAAAGCAAGGATTAGAGATTAAGGCTGATAGCGTTACGCTTGAACTCGTTGGCGCTAAGAAATCAAAGCCTGTTGTTAATGACGAACCTGAGTGGGCTAACACATGGAACTAATTGATTCTAAAGCCGTATGCGAAATTCTTGGCATTACCAAGAACAATCTTCATCAGCTCCAACACCGCAAGCAGTTGGTGTGGGTTGAGAAGAAAGGCAAGCAGGTCTATTACAACCCTGCCGATGTAGAAGCATTGAAGGCTAAACGCTCTTAAATGAAATGTTTTAATTGCAGAAAACAAGCCGAACGCGCAATTTGCGAATCGTGCTGGAATTTTGCAGTTGAACAACTTAAGAAATTCCCTGCGCGCTACCATGAACTTGAAGATGAACTATGGCCCAGTAGCGGGGCAAGGGGCGAGAGGGTGTCGGGGTCTAAGACTCCACCGCTTCCTGTCAGGCTGGAAACATTGCACTTGCGTACTGGAGGGATTAGTCAGCCGTTAATGAAACACGAATCTGCCATGAGAACGCTTCGCCAAGAGACCCGTATTACTTTCAGAGGCGGTGAGGATAAGCGTATTACCCTAACCTGCGAGTACCACCTCAAGCACTCTAGTTGGGCTTATGACGAGTACGGCGATATTGCTAAGTTGGCAACGGAGATCATCAGTATCAGCAATCAGATCAACTTTACCCTTGGGCATAAGTCCGAGGATATTGTAATCGGCTCTTGCCCTACGATTGACGAGAGCGGCAAACCCTGCAACGCTAAACTTAAAGTTAATCCTCAAATGAAAACACTTGAGGTTACTTGTAGAGTCTGCAATACCGTATGGGATTCAACTCGCTGGAGATTGCTAGGGAAGATGATTGATGCCTAGGATCAACGCCATACAAGCCTCGATTCTTTACAAGGTCACAACCCGGACTGTTTATCGCTGGATCGAGCAAGAGCAGATCAAGTCGTATGATGGATGGTATGAGCTTGATGACTTACAAGATGCTTACGAGAAGTTACCTCACCGCCAACGGATTTGACTTTAGCCCTTATGTCACTTATTCTCTCTATAATTGGTTGGCGTGTATCTGGAATAGGATCATGGTAACTGAAGAAGCCACTCTTGAAGAGATAGATGAAGCGCTCTCCCATTTGCGCGAACGCTTACAAGATCGCTATGGAAATCGCCTGACTTACCAACAAAAACAATTTTACCTTGCAAGCGTTGATGATCTCCTAGATGCGAGATTAGCCCTTACCGACAAGACCCTGTAAGATTTCATTATGGCTTACACCGAACAATTCCGCGCCGAGGCTTTAGTAACCCTTGAGGCTAACGGTGGAAACCTTACACAAACCGCCGAGCAACTTAACATTGGCGTTGCCACATTATCCCGATGGGTTGAGGAAAATTCCAATAATGGAACCCATAAAAGCGATATAGCAGTAGCCGCAGCAGAACTCGTACCTGAAACCCGCGAATCATTTATTTCAGAACTAAAGACATTACGCAACAAAGTCTTGCGCCACCTAGACGGAATCGTAGAGGACTTAAAGGCGCGAGAAGCCGCAATTACCCTGGGCATCCTGATTGACAAGACAGAACTCCTAGAAGGCAACGCTACGAGTCGAACTGCCGTAGTCGGAAATGGTGAAACTGTTGATGAAGCAATTAAGCGACTCAGCGCAGAGCTTGAATCCCGACCTGACCGCACTTCGCTACCTGAAGTGGCATCATCCTCAGAAGGGTCTAGCGAGGCTGAACCAACTCCCACCGGA